GTCAGCTTCACGAGCCAATCGGGAGCCGGGACGATAACAGTACTCCTGATACCGGCCCTCGGAACGACTTGATACCCCCCGCATCCTGGCGCTTTCACGAGTCCTCCGATGCCTTTCACATCCAGGTTTGGTGCCAGATGACCGGATGAGTCGCTGCGCACGCCGCCTTCGGCGTCTGCGGTCTCGTCCCACCGGAAGTAGAGATGTGCCCCGCCTGAGGGCGTGGCTACGGTCATGGTACGCGTGAACTCCTCAACGCTAGCGCCGTTCGCACTCGCAATGCCGCGAAATACTTCGAAGCCGTTGATACCGTGCTTGGTATCTATGTCCAAGATCCACACGCCGGAACCTGGCCCCGTGGCGATGCCGACCGGGCAGCCGGTGAACTCCCCACCTGCCCACCACTCCCGGATCCGGTCGACTTCGCGCGTGGCGTAGTGCTTCCAATCCTTGATGGCGGGCCGTTTACTTCCCGGCACAAGCGGAAACACTCTGAACCCGAGCTGCACGCAGGCGTACGCCACAGCTCCCGCGCTGGGAGCTTGCCCCCCGGCGTTCGTGTCATTGAACGAGATTGTGGCCATGATGTCCTCTGATCGTCGGTCGTTAAGTCCAGTATACACCTGGTACACTAGGTACAGAAACGCCTGGCACCGCTGTAACGGCCCAGGCACGGACCGATCTTCCGAGGAGACCAGCCATGAACGATGGTATCACGACGTGCAAGATTGAAGGATGCGAGCGTACCAAGTGGGCGCGTGGATGGTGTAGAACGCACTACGCCCGTTGGTATAAACACGGTGACACAAGTGCCAACCTAATGCCCGATAGGGTGTATGGAACACCTGAAGAGCGATTTTGGCCTAAGGTCGACGCTTCGGGTGATTGTTGGGAGTGGACAGGTGCCAAAGGCAAAAACGGCTACGGGGTGTTCTCGGTACCGGGCAGGAATGTTAGAGCACATCGGTTCGCGTGGGAAACACTGGTAGGACCAATCGGGGAAGAGCTGGTAATTGACCATCTGTGCAAGAACCGAGGCTGTGTCAATCCTGACCATCTGGACACTGTTACGCCAAAGGAAAACTATCTACGCGGAGCCAATCCTTGTGCTGTTAACGCACGTAAAACCCACTGTAAACGAAATCATGAGTTTACACCAGAAAATACCTATATTGACCCAAACGGGTATCGCCAGTGCAGAAGTTGCAATAGGGAACGTAACACAGAGGGAAGGCGTATTAACAGAAAGTGAGATGTACTATATTCTCGTTACCCGAACCGGCTCTGTTACACTTGCGGTAACGGATCAATGATCAAAGACAACGAGAGGGACACACCATGAGCAACACTGACACCCGCACGCTTGACGAACCACTGGACGTGGTTTCGGATGAGTTCGCCGAGTTCGCCGCCGAAGAGTGCGAGTTCGACGACCCCACAGTGAAGGACTTCACCGTTTCCGGGCAGCGTTTCACCGGCCGGGTACTGGGGTTCGGCTCCTCCAAGCACAAGAACGGCACGCACAACGGGCACATGCCCGGTACGCCGCTGCCGAAGGGGCAGACCTGCTCGGCGTGCCGCTGGGCGGACGTGGCGATCATGGGCGTGAGCACTGACGACAACGTTCCGATGTTCCTCGTGTTGACCATCGGTAAGTCCACGATCCCCGGCGAGGACCAGCGCGTGAGCACCACATGGACGCCGGAAGCGCTCGAAGTGCTCAAGTCGCTGTACGTCAAGAGCAAGAACGGGCACCCCCCGAAGATCCCGATCCCGAACGCCACCGCGTTCCGTGCTGCCGCGGCTGTCGACAAGTCGATTGACCGCGTGCTTGAGCGGTTCGAGGACATTGTGCCGTTGGTGCCGGAAGACGACATCTTCGGGTGACACAGGCCCCGACTTGCACGCAACGGCGCACCATGATAGATTTGACAGGTCTCACCAAGCTTTCGAGCTACGGGGGCCGGAAACTTACCTTTCCGGTACGGGGCCCATCCTTTCGGAGGGGTGGGGATGGGCCCTTGAAATCACCTCTCACGATCACGATCAAAGACGGAAGGACATCACATGTTCGGTATGACCGACGGCCAGCACCGGGACAACATCGTTTCAGGTTTCAAGTCAATTGCGGAATTTCTGTACGACTATCCCATTTCTGCATCGCTGAACACCGCCAGCCGCGTCGACGTGCAGTACAGCATCCTGGAGGAGGATAACGACAAGGCTCGCGAGGAGTACAACGGGCTGGTGCACTTCATGGGTGATGTCGTCAACAAGATCAACGCGGAGTTCAGTGCGCATGCGAACGTGTACGACACGAACACGCACCACGTTGCCAGGTTGACGTTCGGCGCGGGCACCGTTGCCTACCAGGTGCTGTGGATCGAGAAGACGGAAGAGGCCGGGCAGTGAAGTTCACTCGCGAAATCACGGTGACCCCGGCCTACGACTGCACTCGGGTTAAGCCCTGCGCGCACGGTTCCGATGCCTGCTCAACGAATCCGGGTCGCAACCACGGGGTTCACTACGCCGAGATGCGCTTGCACCTGGGAACCGAGAATCACGGAGTGGTGCTCACGGTCAACACCGGGTGGTACTTGCCGCAGACCCCGAACAGGTTCGACCACAACGCGGAGCGCATGGGTTCGTCGGTCGGATGGCACTCACGTCATGACATGCCGGATGCGGAAACGCTCGCCATGTCTGACCCGAAGAACTGCCCTCGCGGATGGGAGACGTGCTATTCCGACATGGCTTACACCCTGTCGAATGAAGGCGCGTTGCTCCTCATCACGCAAGGCACCGATGCGGTGTGGACTTGGCTCGAAGAGCTGTACAACGACCGATTCGAGAAGACGGGAGACACCGAAGATGAGTGACGGAACGAAGAATTTCGAGTACTACATGCGCAAAGCTGATGAGGCGTTGCAGGCTGCCAGCGATAAGGCGAGTAGCGGATACAACGAGTCTGCGGCGTCCTTTCTCAAGGCGGCTGAGCTGTATACCGAGCAGGCCAAGCTGGTGAAAGGACCCGGGTACTGATGAGTGACGAACTGAAAGACTTCCGTTACTACGCGGACAAGGCCGAAGCGCTGTTGGCGAGCACGGCGGAAATTTTCCCTGTGTCGATTCGCGAAGGCGAAGCGGTTACCGCAGTTGCGGCGGTGCTCGCCGAACTGGCGAAGGCCGCGCCGAAGACTGAACCCGAGCCGCAGTACATCATCTTGACGCCTGAGCAGGCGCGGGACTACGCAGCCATGAAGGGTAACAAATAATGCCCCGGTGGCTTGCAGGTGCAACGATCGGGCTGGCCGTGAGCCTCACGCTCATCGGACTACCCGCGTACGGCATCATTCCGCTAGGCGTATTGATCGCTGTCAACGGGCAGCGGTGGAAGAAGTGAGGACTTCATGACCGACGACAAACCGAAGCTCAACGGTTGCGCTATCGCCGTGATCTGCGTCCTCGCGCCGTTCGCACTGGCAGCGCTGTGGCTCGCGCTCGTGTTTCTGTTCGAAGCCGGACAATGGATGGGTAGGCAGTAGTGGTTCAGACCATCTGTGATGGCTGCGGCGCGAAACTCGGCACCACGCAGCGCCCCAACTGGTGGCACGCGACCTTCATGGGCGACACGCTCAGAGCGTCCGATGGTCGGATCATCGAACCTTCGGGGCTCACGGCCCGAGCCGACAAAGACCGCATTACGCCGATCAACAAGGCGGACCTGTGCATCCCATGCATGTCGAAGACACAAGAGGAGACGACGTGAGCGAGACCAAGGAACTCATGACACCGAGTGAGGTCGGGGAGGCGCTGCGGGTCGACGCCAAGACGGTCACGCGCTGGGCGGAACGAGGACTCATCAGGGCGATCAAGACGCCGGGCGGGCACAACCGGTTCTACCGGACCGACATCGAAGCGATCGTGAACGGCGAAGCTGAATAACACGTGAGACCCGCTGTCGATGGGGCAGCGGGCCTTTCGCTATGCTGGACAGACCGCACCAACCTTCGCAAGGAATCCGCCGTGTTTTGGTATGCCCTTTTTGTCCTCGGTTACGTACTTGCCAGCATCGGCGCTGGTGTCATCCACTTTCACTCCGTTAACGTCATCATGGGCACTTCGCCCGTATCCACCCACCGCAACACCGATGAGGACGAGGTCTGGGCGACGCTCCTCGTTACGGTCGGGCTGGCTGCGCTCTGGCCGGTCTCGTATCCGCTGTACCTGGCTAGCCGATCCGCTGCCAATGCGGTAGGATAGAGTCACGTACACGGGAGCCCTTCGGGGCTCCCGTTTCAAGACCGAAGACGAGAGGACCAAAGACAGTGAGCATGAAAGGATGCACCATTGAGGGCTGCGGATCCAAGTTCTATGGTCGTAGTTGGTGCGAAAGACACTACAGGCGCTGGCTGCGGCACGGTGACCCGCGAATCAACCTCAGGCCCGATCGTGTGCACGGCACACCTGAACAACGGTTCTGGGCGCGCGTAGACAAGAGCGGCGAGTGCTGGCAGTGGACAGGGTACAAGGACCCTTACGGGGCCGGACACTTCCGAGTGAGCAGGGATGTCACCGTGGCGTCGCATCGGCTTGTATACCGAATCCACGTGGGTCCGATTCCGGACGGGATGTTGGTGATGCAGCGATGCGGAAACAAGGGGTGTGTCAAACCTGAACATCTGAAATTGATCTCCAGGAAAGATGTAGGACGAAGGGACTAAAGATGTTGGAAGGTGTGAAACTCCACCTAGTTGAGACATACGAAGACGTTCGTGACTGCCTGGATTGGCTTTCTGGGCTTACCTGCGAGCGGCTAGCGGTGGATTGCGAATCGACTGGAATCGACAAGCTGCGTGACCGCGTTCGGCTCGTTCAGTTCGGGACCGCTACGGATGGCTGGGCTATTCCGATTGACCGGTGGAAAGGGCTGGTAGAGGAGATCATTGCCCGGTGGTCGCGCATGGGGAGGTTTGTAGGCCACAATGTTCGTTTCGATCTCGCGATGCTTCGGAACCACGACATCCACCTGCCACCGCACTTGACCGATGACACCATGATGTTGTGTCACATTGTTGATCCGTCCGTGTCGATCGGCCTCAAGCAGCAATCCGCCAAGCACATCGACCCGCGCGCCGCGGCGATGCAGTCGCAACTTGATGAGGTCATGCACTCCGGTGGGTACACATGGGCCACGATTCCTATCGCCGCTACCGGTCCGTGCGCTGTGTACTGGGTGTACGCAGCACTTGACTGTGTGATTACATCGCAGCTGTGGGATCACCATGCGCCTACGGTCATGGCTACCGCTCCGAAGGCGTACGACCTCGAACTCGCGACCGGCTGGCTTGCCGACAAGATGGAAATGAAGGGCGTAGCTTGCGACCGCGAGTACACCCAGGCGAAGCGGACCGAGCTTGACGTGTTGCACGTCGAACTCACGAAGCGCGGCTTCGATGAGTTCGGGATTGATCTCGGTTCGGCACAGCAAGTGACCGACCTCCTTCTCGCGGACGGCGTGAAGCTGTGGAAACGCACAGATGGTGGCGCGTGGTCGCTGGACAAGTTCGCGCTTGAAGGCATCGACCACCCGATAGCCGCGCTCCTGCAGCAACGCAAGCAGGCCGAAAAGATCAACTCGACGTACCTTAAGCGGTTTCTTGAATACTCAGAGTATGACGGGAGGATTCATACCTCTATCAATACGCTTGGGTACAAAGAGCAGTCCGCAGGCGCGTTCGGTGTGAAAACTGCACGTATGAGTAGTTCATCCCCGAACCTGCAGCAGCTCACCCGAGTGGACGAGTCGGACCCGCTGAGCAAGATCGCGCGCAACTGCATCGTTGCGTCACCTGATAGCACGTTCGTGCTGTTCGATTACGATCAGATCGAGTTGCGTGTCATGACGCATTTCTCACGCGACCCCGGGCTATACGAGGCGTTCCTCTCCGATGAGGATTTCTTCGTGTCGCTCACGAAGAAGATCTACAAGGACGAGACGATCACCAAGAAGAGTCCGCAGCGCAACCTTACGAAGAGCTACACCTATGCCACGCTGTATGGAGCGGGAAACGATAAGTTGGCGACGACCACGAAGCGACCGCTCGCCGAGATCGAGAAGCTTGCCGCTGACTTCAACGGGACGTATGCCGGTGTGCCTGCACATCAGCAGACGATTCAGCGTCTCGCCTCGCAGCGGTACCGAGATGAAGGCGTGGGCTACGTGAAGTCGCCGCTCACCGGGCGCAGGTTCCAACAGCACAACCCGAACCTGTTCTACCAGCTCGTGAACCACCAGATCCAAGGCGTTGCTGCAGAGATCATGAAGGGCGCGCTCCTCCAGTTGGACGCAGCGGGCATCGGAGACTACCTCGCGCTGGTGGTGCACGACGAAGTGATCGCCGATGTGCCCGATAGCGAGGTCTCAGACGTTATCGCCACGATGCAAGACGTTATGAACGATGACAGCCTGTTGTCGATCCCGCTTACAGCGGGCGGGGCAACAGCTAAGCGATGGGCGATGAAAAGTGACATCTAGTAACGAATACGTAATTATCGGTATCGACCCCGGTCTCATGACCGGCATGTTCTCATGGGTGTCATCAGGTGACCCAGAACTGATGGGATGGCATGTCTCGTCTGACGACTTCACTACGGATTTCTGGGGGGTGATGGGTGGTGCACGAAGCATCGCGCTGCCCGAGGACATCCACGTGGCGATTGAGCGTTACATCATCACACCGAAGACCGCGAAGCTCTCACAGCAGACCGATGCTTTGGAGGTGACCGGGATGGCGAAAGCTGTGTCGGTGCTGCACGGCAACGTTGACGTGCACCAGTACGCGAAGTCGAACCTCAAGTTCGCCTCTGACGACATGCTCAAGGCTGTCGGCTGGTGGAACCCAAAGATGCGGCACGCCAACGACGCCGCCCGACAGGCGTTTGCGCTCCTTAAGGATGTGGACTATCCCCGCTGGTCAGAACTGGTGCGGGATGCTAAGATGGAACCTACGACGGAAGGATGAAGGATGAATGAGATCTATGCCGATCTGGGCGAAGACGACCGGATCGTCCTGTTCACACGTGATTTCAGCGGGAACCAGGATGAAACGCTGTGGAACGACTCCTATCAGATCAAGATGATCCCAGGCAAGAAGTGGGACCGCAAGGCGAAGCGCTGGACACTTCCGAAATCGTATGCCGCGTGCATCGTGCTGCGCGAGCTGTTCGGGGATCGGATCGTGGTCGAACCGGAGCTTGCCGCTTGGGCGCGTTCGGAACGGAATCGACGCGATGATGTCTTGCTACTTCGCGAGGCGTTGTCGATTGGTTGGGTCTCTCCGTACTTCAACGAGCACGATGCGATCCTGTACCCGTTCCAGGTGCCCGGACGTGACTTTCTGGTCAAAGCGCGCAATGCTCTCCTTGGTGACGAGATGGGAGTTGGCAAGAGTTTGCAGACATTGTCGGCAATTCGCGCCGTTGACTCCATCGGTGAGGCGTACCCCGCGCTCATCGTCTGCCCCAACTCCCTCAAACGGAACTGGGAACGCGAGATCAAGCGTTGGCTGCCTGAGGCGAACCCGTTCGTGATTCAGGGCAGCGCTGCGAAGCGCCGCGTGCAGATCACCGAGGCCGCGGAAGCATCCAACGCCATCATTATCGTGAACATCGAAGCGATGAAGCTGCATTCCCGCCTGTCCTCATACGGTTCGACGCGGCTCAAGCGCTGCATGGAATGCGAGACGAAGACGCAGCCCGGTACGCCGGACTTGAAAGAGTCCGCCTGCGAGGTTCACGAGAAGGAACTCAACCGCATCCCGTTCCGGGTGTGCGTGCTCGATGAGGCGCACAGGGTAAAGGACCCTGCAGCCTTGCAGACCCGCGCCATCTGGAACGTGTTCCATGGGCCTACTGTTGAATACCGCTGGGCGCTCACCGGTACTCCGGTGGCGAACCACCCCGGTGACCTGTGGTCGATCATGCACGCTATCGCACCTGAGACTTACCCTGCGAAATCGGCCTTCATTGATCGTTACGCCCGGATCGAATACAACCACTTCGGCGGCATGTCGATAGTGGGACTCAAGCCGGACACGAAAGAGGAGTTCTTCAAGATCCTTGACCCGCACTTCCGACGCATGATTAAGGCGGATGTCCTCAAGCAGTTGCCCGATAAGGTGTTCATGCGGCGTGATGTCGAGATGAGTCCCAAGCAGGCGAAGGCGTACAAGGACATCGCGGAACAACTCGTCACGGTGCTTGAGGACGGAACGGTTCTTGTCGCCAACGGGAATCTTGCGGGGGCAACCCGGTTGCTGCAATTCGCGTCCGCGTACTGTGAGGTCGACCAGGGGGAGACTCCTGAGGACCCCGCCACGTGGCTTGTGTCGCTTACCGACACGCCGAAGTCTTCGAAGATCGATGAACTCATGTCGATCATCGAAGACGATCCGGGCAAGCCGATGGTGATCGCAGCGGAGCACCGGCAACTGATCGACCTTGCCGCGGCCCGCATGACCGACGCCGGTATCCCGTTCGCTCGGGTAACGGGCGGCGTGTCAGCGGACGAGCGCGACGCCGCGGTGCAGGCGTTCCAGGACGGGAAGATCGACCATATCCTGTTCACATATAAAGCGGGCGGCGTCGGGCTCAACCTGACGCGCGCTGACACCATGGTCCGGTTGCAGCGAAGCTGGTCACTAATTGATAACAATCAAGGTGTTGACCGTATCCATCGGATCGGATCGGAGGTGCACGACAAAGTGACCATCATCGACCTCGTGGCCGCGGGCACGATCGAAGAGACGCAGCTCGAAAGGCTGTACGACAAGGCTGAACGGCTTGAGGAGATCGTGCGCGACCGCGCTAAGCTCCTTACGCTGGGCAAGACCACCGATGATCTGGACGCGGAAGTGGCCAGGATCGAAGCAACGGGACTGATGGGAGGGTAGGGCATGGGCGAGTACATTACCGACATCAACACGGCCTTTCAGGGCGCAGACGGATTTTCAAGGTGGCGTCGAATCCTCTGGGATGAAGAGATCAAAGTACTCTATTTTGAAGATCATTCGGCATCGGTGGTTGAAGTGTGGCTGGGCGGTCCGATCGGCATCGAAACAGAAGATGATTTCGGAGTCTGGCCCAACAACAGGATGAACAACAGCAACGCCGTAACCCTGTGGGAGATCACGTGAGCCCCAGCATGAACTACGATGACCCCCGCGCTACTCCCGAATACATTGATCGGGAGAAGGTTCGGAAGCGGATCGTTAACCGGCAAGCGTTCATTCGTAGATGGTGGCCTCGAATCGAGGCCGAAGTGAAGGAGGCGAGGGAACGTGAGCAACGATGAGGATTGGGGCCTTAGGAAACTGTGTGTTTCCGAGGACCCCGCCACCTGCGACCACGAGCACCTGACCTTGTGGGACTTTGATCCCGTACTTGCGTCCCTGTCGGACGCCATCGAACGGTACGGCATCAAGCGAGGAGGTGTTGAGTATGGCAAGCCACCAGAGTGAACTGCGTCGATTCTCGCAGAGCGAGTTTAAGGAGTTCCAGTGCAACAGGCGCTGGTACCTGTCGAGCTACCGACGCTTGTCACCGATCACGCTCAACCCTTCGGGGCCGCTCCGGTCCGGTAGTCGTGTGCACGCCGCGCTTGAGGTGTTCTACGGGCCCGAACCGGGTCGGTACCTCGAAGCACTGGCCCAGGAACAGATGAACGACTGGGCTTCGTACGAGGACAACTGTGTGGAGCTGGGGGTGTTCCCTGATGGAGAGGTGCATAAGGCATACCTCAAAGACTGCGAACTCGAACGCGCCATGCTGGAAGGCTATGCCGATTGGGTGGCCGAATCCGGTGTTGACGCCGGTATCGAGTTCACAGCTATCGAGGAGATCGTGTCGGTCCGCGGTTCGGAGTTCGCGCCTGAGATCGTGGAACGGTTCGGGGAGTTCGAAGTCGTCGGCAAGCTGGACGCAAGGGTCAAAAGGGTTATGGATGGTGTATACCTCCTACTTGACCACAAGACCGCGGCAAGCCTCACCTCCGCGCTCGCGACGTTGCACATGAATCCGCAGATGCTGCACTACGGCTGGTTGGAACGCATGACGCAACCAGCAGGCACGTGGAGTGACGGGGCGCTGTACAACGTGCTCAAGAAGGTCAAGCGTGGCAAACAGGCGAAACCACCGTTCTATGACCGGTTCGAAGTGAACCACAACGACGACCAGATCGCGTCCTACGAGCTGCACATGAAGCGGAAGATCACGAAGATCTTCGAGCTTGAGGCACTGCTCAAAGACGCCACGGTTGAGGAGCAGGCGCACATCGCGGAGCCGAGCCCCGACGACTCGTGCTCTTGGAAGTGTCAGTTCTTCACGCTGTGCCCAATGTATGACGATGGGTCACGAGCTGAGGACATGGTGCGGGAGGAGTTCCGCGAGCGTGACCCGCTCGCCCGGTACGCGGAGGGGATCAAGGATGCGTGACCCGTCCGCGTGCCGCTGGTGTGGTATCGGCAAGGCGCAGCACTGCGGCCAGTACTGGAAACCACCGGTAGGCTGGCATGTCTGGACCGAGCCCACGAAGGAACAGCGGTATGAGGCGATCCGCGCCAACGCAGCCGAACGGCAGGCGCAGCGCGAGTCATGATATAATTCAGACCTAGACAAAGAGGAAGGATGCAATGACCGAAGACAGAAACCCACGTCACAACGCGACGTTTCTCGTGTACGCCGAAACCAAGCGCGGTAAGTCGACACTCGGGGCTAGCTGCCCCGGGCCGGTGCTCGCGCTCGACGCCGAAGGGTCCTGGAACGCGTTCGAAGGGCGTAAGAACCCCAACAACCCGAACCAGCCCTACCGAGTCGTCTGGTGGGACCCGAAAGAGGCCCCGCCGAAGGCGGACGGCACCTGGGATATCTGCGTCGTTGACGTGCTTCGCTGGGAGACCGTTGAACAGGTGATCGGTTGGACTATCCAGCCTGACCACCCGTTCCAGTCGATCGTGGTTGACTCGGTGACGCAACTCCAGAAGCGGTGCAAGGAGGCACTGCCCGGTTTCCAGTCCGGCAACCAGCAGTATTCCGACTGGGGTCAGCTCTTGACCCGCATGTCCGAGAAGATCCAGCGGATTCGCGACATGGTGAAAGACGTTCGGAACCCGCTTCGGGTCGCGTTGTTCACTGCCGAAGGCAAGCTTCGCACTCAGGACGGGAAATACGTCCCGAACATGGAAGGCGCGTTGCGAGACGGTATTGCCTACTGGATGAACAGTACTTTCTGCCTTACGGTCAAACAGGTTCCGAACGCTGACGGCATCATTGCCGCGGACAGTCCGCTGGTTCGATCGCTCATGATCAAACCGAGTCCCACGCACATCACCGGTTCGCACTTCGAAGACCGGTTCACGTCGAACACCATCGAAAACCCCAACATCACCGAGATGATGGGCCAAATCTTCCCCGGTTTCGTGCCGGAGTAAGGACTACGAATCATGACTACTGTCCCGTGGGATGTCCTGGTCGCCAAGGCCAAGGAGAATGGACACACCGAAGTCGCCCCCGTGGGTGTCTATCAGTGCCGCATCGAGGCTGCCGAAGCCGGGGAGAACCAGAACGGCAATGCCTTCATCGAGACCCGTCTCAAGATCACCGAAGGTGAGCACGCCGGTAAGCGCCCGACGACGTTCTATCACAAGATCTACCAGACCGAGAAGACGGTCAACATCTTCATGCAGAACATGAAGGCGTTCGGCATCACGGACGAAACCGTCTTGCAGCAGCGACCCACCCTTGACCAGGTGGCGCGTGCGATCATCGGAAAGACCGTCACAGTCAAGACGAAGGTTGCCACGGACAACCGGAAGAACAACGAGGTCAAGATAGACCGTGAAGGCAACCCGCAGGTTGAGGTGAGCTGGTCTTTCAGTGCTCCGCGTGACGGCGCGGTCGCCGTGACCGAGTTCCCGCCGGTTGGCGGGGGTGCGCCCACCATTCGGGGTGGTAGCACGATCGACGACCCCGGTTTCTAGAACACCCAAGGGGCTCCCGGTTGGGAGCCCCTTTCACTCTTTGGAGGTAAACTCGTGTACGTGGCAACAAACCGACAGAAAAAGAACGCGTTCGAGAAACGTGCGGAGATGCAGCGGAAGGTAGCGGAACCCGCTCCCAAGGCCGCTCCCCGCGCGACGCCTACGCCGGTAGCGGAGCCGAAGCCTGACCTCGAAGCGATGAAGGCTGCGGCTGCGGAAGCGGCTGCGCTCGTCCATGCGGCTGCACCGATCGAGACTGCGACGTCCGCACTCGACACGTTCATTGCGGAGATCGATCCCGCCAGCGTGGAAGGATCACGCGAGGATTCGATGGTGCCGGAATACGTTTCGGAGCCGGAGCCCAAGCGCGGCCGTCCGATGTCCGCTGCGGTCGCCAAGCGGAACGCTACGATCCTCCAGCTCCTCGCCGAGAGCCCCGAAGGGCTGTCGAAGCCGCAGCTCGCTACGGAACTCCAGGAGAAGGAGGCGAACGTGTACACGTCGCTTCGCAGACTCCAGAGTGATGGGAAGGTTCGCATGGAGAACGTCGAAGGCACCAAATACCTGTGGTACCTGGCCTGACCTGCGGAAACAAGAAAGTTTGACCCCGGGGTTGACAGCCCCGGGGGACACTGATAGATTACTTGTATTAGCAAGATGAAGATCAACGACGTGAGGATAAGACGATGAGCAGCTACACCATCACCAACACCCCCGGTTCCACCTCCACCCTGCCGGACTACACCGCAGAGGACGCGGCTTGGGACGCTCGCAAGCTCACTCGAATCTTCGTTGTCGTCGAAGATGCCACCGGCGAAGACATCACCGACGTGATGACCTACGCCGAAGCCTCCAAGTTCATCATGGACATGTCCAACGACCCCCGCCCGAACGCGGTCAAGGGCTGGATGCACATCGAAGAGCGCGATGTTGAGGTGTTCACTGAAGAGCAGGAAAACCTGTTCACCGAGCTGCGCACCGCCCTGGACGACGAAAACGCGCAGCGCACCGCGCTCGCATTCCGCGGCTGCGGAACCCCGGAGTGGCGCGTGGTTCGCATGATGAAGTCCCTTGAAAACCTCGCGAAGCGTTCTAACGACATCATCGCGACGATGAGTCTTGAGAATGGCAAGGCTTTCGGGCGGTGGCGTCGGGTTCACAACTACCGCTAGGCAAGGGCGGGGCCTTCGGGCCCCGCATCTAGTAAGATCAAAGTCCGGGCTTCGGTCCGGCACATAGCGGGTTAGAGGAGTTCGGTTGTCCTCGCCAGTCTCATAAACTGGAGATCGCGTGTTCGAATCACGCACTCGCTACGGAGGTTGTACAGTCCTCGTGTCCCCTACCGGCCCTAGGCAGGTAAAGCCGCACAACTGTTCCGAGGCGTCTCGTAGGCTCCCCTCGTTAAACCGGAGCTTGCCAAGGGGTATCAGCATGAGTGGTCAATGCGATGGGCTTTAGGCCCATAGACCTGGGTTCGATTCCCGGATACTCCACGGTGGGGGTCAAGATTCTAGACACTCTTGATACCACCCGTCAGAGCCATCAGAGCCCAGGACTTCGGAGTGTGGCCGCACGTCGATGAAGTCCAACGGGAACACTGCCTACTGACGTCAAACTTCACACGTCCCGATGAGTGCGGGACACGAGCGGAGCCGTTTTGCATCGGCGAAGTTCAAAGCGGGTCCTCTCTTGGGGGCCCGCTTTCTTTCGTGCTATGGTGGAGCTCCCCCAAGATGAAGGACTCATGATGAACGATTTTACGTCAACACCGTCAGGCGCACTCGTGAGCGCGTGCGCGCTTGGCGCGCTCATGCTCGCGCTCATCCTCTGGCGAACCTCCCAAGGCGCGCGCGAGCGCGCACGTGAGCGCGCGCGCATCTGGGGCGAGATCAAGCGCCCCGACATGGAAGCGCGCGCGCAGCGCAAGGCAGACGCGCGCGCATCAGGCGCGCGCGCAGACGCGCGATTGCGCATCACGCTCATGAGCGCGGTCGCGCTCGTTGCGCTCGCGGCGACGAACCTGAGCGCGCACGCCACGATCACCGCTATCCAGCACATCGGGCTCACCTCCGTTGACGCGGCGATCTCCGCGGTGATCGTGTTCGAGGCTTGGCTTGCGATCCTGGGCGCGCTGTCCCTCCGGCACATGACCAGAGGCGACGGGTTCAACAGGTACGAAGCCGGTGTGTGGACCATGGCGAGCCTCATGGGCGTCATCGCCTGGTGGGGTGGGGGCAGCCCCATCTTCGCGCTGTGGCCACTTCTCGCGGCTGTCGCGTGGCACGTGGTCATCACCTTTGGCAGGCCGCACAAGCCGTCCGCTCTGGTCGTCTGGTGGCGTATGAAGCGCGGCAAGGCGACCTCGCAGGACGCGAGCGAGGTTCTTACCGAACGGCTCATCACGCTCATTGTCAACACGGCATACGCGGCCAACGTTGGGCCCAAGATCACGTGCGCGTTCTACAAGCGCGCATATGATCGCGCGTGGGCGCGCGCGGATGCGCTCGGCATTCTCACGCCGGAAGTGCGCGCGCGCATCCAGACGCGCATCGCCGCGCGCTACGTCGGTGCGCGCGCGCTCGCTCCTGAAGCGGTTGCGCACATGAACCC